CTCCTCCCCATTCCTTGCGGAGAGTAACAAGTACGGTGTGCTTGACCACTTCCACAAGAGAGGATACGATGGCTACTCTATGTACAACCCACTCGACCCCGACTATATGAAGAAGTGGTCCAAGGGTTTCCGTGGTATCGCTATGACGCACACAGACAACAGAGAAGCCCTTATGAATATGACGCAGGCCTACATTATGGACTACGTAGGTTCTAAGGATGAGTTCGGTAACTGTGGGTTTATGCCATTCAATGAAGTCATCAGAGACTGGCAGAAGTTTGAACCAGATAACTGGACCCCCTTTGACTTGGCTGTAGCTTCTGGTATTACTATCATCGCTACAAAGAAACCTAAGATACAGGTTGAGGTTCGCTATCAAGCTAGTGATTGGTTGCCTAAGTTTAACAACGATGGCAACCTCAGTAGACGTATGTAATTTACAAAATCGTAACTTGACCTTGTTAATATCTTTGCGTCAAATGCGCCCGAACTATGGCTGAGATTACAGATTACGGATATCCTTCTTCGTTTGTTCCTCCTGTTGAGAAGAATAGTCGTAAATATATTTTAGATTACGCCAAGACACTTTGGCGTGATGCGCAACAATCTAGAACTACGTTCTCTTTCGAGTCTCGCAAGAGCCGCTATATCCAGAACAGAAAGTATTCAGAGGGTCTTCAGTCCATTGAGAAGTTCAAGCAACAGTTCTCGACCACTGGAGACTCTACTTATTTGAATCTTGACTGGGGTGTGTCCACTCCGCTTCCAAAGATGGCGGAAGTTATTCGTGGACAGATGATTAACCAGCCGTACGTTCCTCAGTTCATTCCTGTTGACAGCACATCAATCACAGAGTTTGACAGAGAGAAGCAAGTACTCAAGGCGAAGATGAAGCTTCGCGATAACCTCGGCAGCCTTAAAGAAGTTGGCGTACCAGTAGACTACAAAGATGCTCCCGAGAATGTGGAGGAACTTGAAATCTATATGGAGACTAACTTCAAGTTGGCTCAGTCTATTGCAATGGAGACCGTTACACGGGCAATCCTCCAAGACAATAACGTAGACAAGCTCAACGAGAAGATTGCTAAAGACCTGGTAGACAACAAGATAGCTGGTCTTCGTATCTTGCTTGACGAGAATAAGAACATCCGCATTCGCTACGTTGACCCGTTGAATCTTGTAACTTCTTTTGTAACTGAAGATGACTTCTCTGATGCTAGACACATTGGTGAGTTAATCTTTGTTACTGTAGAAGACTTGCGAGTGCAGGCACAGGGACAGCTGTCAGAAGCAGAACTGTACGAGGTAGCTAAGTCTGTTGCTGGTCGATACGACAACCCTAGCTGGAGCTATGGTTCTCACGTGTACTATAACAACGAAGTAGACAGCACAAAGTACGACAAGTTCCGTGTGCGTGTTCTTGACTTCGAGTTCTTTAGTACGGATGAGGTTGTCTTCCAGAAGATGGAAGCTAAGAACGGAGGGTTCTACTTCCAAGAGAAGCCAGTGAACTTTGTCCCTCCCGCAAACCCTAAGCGTAAGCGTGAGATTATCCGCAAGAAAATAAAGAACGTATATCAGGCCAAGTACATTGTTGGTACTGACTATATGTATGACTTCGGTAAGAAGCAGCACATCGTTCGTGAACGCATCAACGACAAGTATTCTACTAACACATCCCTTGGCTTTATTGTTTGTGCTCCCGATATCTACGATATGGAGAACAAGTCCAAGGTGGAAGAGATGATTCCGTTTGCTGACGAGATGATTCGTATCCAGCTGAAGATGCAACAGATTATCGCCAAGGCTGCACCTTCTGGATTTGCTATTGACATTGACGCCATCACTGGCGGACTGCAAGGTATGGGTATGGGTAACCTCAAGCCCGTTGATGCTCGCGCTATCCGCGACCAGATTGGTGACATCTACTACCGCTCGGTACGTGAGGATGGTACACCGATTACTAATACCCGACCAGTACAGGATTTGCCTAATGGTTTGGACCAATCTATTATGGTTCTTACCCAAGCATACAACGCTGCACTGGAGCGTATGAAAGAAACCATTGGACTCAATGATGCAGTCGATGGTTCGCAGCCAGATAAGAAGGCTTTGATTGGTGTGCAGAAGCTAGCCGTATCAGCCCACAGGAACGCCCTTAGAAGCCTTTACAGCGCATATCTCCGCATCAATGAGGAGATGGTTCGTTACGTTGCTAATCTCGCGCAGCAGCTCATTAGAGACGGTATCAATGTGGACGTGTTCCAGAATATGGTAGGCAATGCTACAGTAGAACAGATTGACTTGAACAAGCTGTCCTTGGCTGACTACGCTATCTCTGTTAAGATGTTGCCAGATGAAGAAGAGCGCGCTCGCGTTGAGCAGCTTCTGATGATGGGACTGGAGACTGGCTTGCTGAATACTCAAGACGTATTCGCAGTTCGCCGCGTACTTAGAGAGGACGTAGACAAAGCAGAACAGCTTCTATCTATCCGTGAGGCTAAGCGTCGTAAAGAGAAGGAGCAATCATCTATGATGCTGCAACAGCAGAACGCACAGGTTCAAGCTCAGGCTGCACAGATTGCAGAGGGTGAGAAGCAGAAGACTATGCAAATGGAGATGCAACTCAAGTCTCAAGCTTTGCAGTTGGAGTATGACCTTAGACTGCGTAACGATAAAGAGATTGAGAATGAGAAGCGTAAGACTTCTGCCCTTGAGTCTCAGTATGACATCGAGAAGATTCAGTTGGCCTCGAAGCTCAAGGGGCAACCACAGCAGCAAAGCGGTGGCTACGACTTCGAGAAAGATTCAATCGTAAGAGAGGCTGGAAAGGTAGAGCCTAACATCTTCCCGCAAGAAGTTAAATGAGATTATCAAGCTTCAAGTAGAAGTCTTTAATAGTCATCTCATAGAACGATAGTATATCACTAAGTGTTTTAATCTTAGGTACGCACTTCCCGTTCTCAACTCTTGACAGATAGCCAACGTCTTTCCCAGTCCAGCAAGCTAACTCTTCTAGTGTATAGCCCTTCATTCTCCTTAGTCCACGTAGCCCTTTCGCTATATGAATCTTATTGAAGGTAAACAGATTCTCTTTTGTTCCCATAGTTTTTACAAATTCTTGGCAGTGAGCCAGGTATAATTTTGTATCAAAGATAATAACACTTAACTGAAATGACTGAATCGGATATCGCAAAGCAGTTCGCTGCCGCAGCAGGATTCGCACCATCGGAATCTCCCGCACAAACAGATGGAAGTTCTTTAGATAATACACCAACTGCGGAGCCTACACCCGCACCACCAGTTGAGTCAGCTCACGCTGAACCAACGCCTATCGACCCTTCTACGGTTCATCCTCCTGTACAGCCTATGGCTGACGTGGATAAGATTCGCCAGGAGTACGAAGCAAAGATTCGTGAATACGAAACCAAGCTGTCCACTCCTAAGGAAGAGTTCGCTAACGAGGCCATCAAGAAATTGAATGAACTCGCTAAGGCTGGTGTTGACGTAGACTCCCCAGATTTTTGGAAATGGCAATCGATTGATTTACAATCGTTTAACGTCGCGCAAAAGCGTGACGCTTTGGAATTGAAACGACTCGAACTAACGGTCGACAATCCAGAGTTGAATGTATCTCAAGTAGAGCGACTGATGAAACGTCAGTATCCCGCTTTGTTTGACGAGTCGTTCGACGTTAATGATGATGAGTATATCGAGGCAATGGAAGACTTGTCAATTGATGCTACGAGAGCTAGAACTAAACTCTCTGAGCATAAGAACAAACTTCAACTGCCAAAGGTAGACCTTCAGTCAATTGAAAGTCAAAAGAAGGCTGACCAGGAAACACTCGCCAAGTTTAATATGCTTGTTAAACAAGAGGTGAATGCTTTCAATGAGCAGTCCTTCAAACTGTCCGACGATATGGAGATTAAGTTCTTCCCCAATGAAGATAGTAAGAGATTCATTGAGTCGTCCGTAGTCAACAGTTCCACGTTCTTTGTAGATAACTACTTGGACAAGGAATCAAAACAGATTAACTTCAATCGCTTAAAACGCGACCTGTTAATCCTAAGTGACTTTGACAGAATATCAAAAGCAATCTACGACCAGGGCGTGTCGAAAGGTAAAGAGGCAGTTGTCTCGGGGTTGGAGAATAGTTCAGTGAACCTCCAGCAACAGAAACAAGACATCAGCAAAGACCCATTCAGTCAGGCCATCGAACAGATTGCACTCTTGCAGAAACGTCGCTAATAACTAACAAATTACTACAATGGCTGTAGCAACAAAAACACCAAACATTACGAAGGTAGCTACCGAGTATAACTACATTTCGTCTTTAGACCTTGCACAAGGTCTGCACAAGCCCGAGGTTGACCCGCAATACATTATGCGCTATGGTCGCCAAGACATCACTGGATTTATGGCGATGTTGGGTAATATGAATCCGATTAACGCAATCGAGTTCCATCACTACGAGCAAGACCGTATCCACGGTGTGTTCCGTTTGTCTGCTACTGCAGCTTCTGGCTCTACTCCTTTGGCTTCTACGGCTGCCGCAGCTTACAACTACAACTTCAGCGGTGATAGCCCCTATCCTACTGCTCAAGCGTACACCACCTTTATGCCTTCTTTGTATGATATCATCGAAGTAAAAGGATGGCAAGGTATCATCACTGCTGTTAACGGTGGAGCTTTCACTGCAACTTCTGTTGTATCTTCTGAGACTCGTCCCGCTATCGCTTTGACTGATGATATCATCATCTTGGGTAATGCAATGCCTGAAGGTTCTTCTGCTCCTGAGTCTCGCAACTCACAGCTGTTGTCCTACAGTGGTGCTCTGCAAATCCAGCGCCGTACGCACCGTGTTACCAACACTGAAATGGGTGTTAAAACCTGGATTGAGGTTGAAGGTAAGGACGGTCAGAAGGGTTACTTCTGGTACTTGCAAGGTATCAATGATGAGTACCACCGCTTCTTGAACGAGCGTGAGGCTGTATTGTTGGCTGGTAAGAAGTTGAATACTCCGTTGACTGGTGCTACCACCACGACTGGTATCAACAACGCAGCTACAATCACCACGACTGAAGGTTTGATTCCTCAAATCTCTGGTAACGGTAACGTAGAAAGCTACTCTTTGTCCACTGGATTTACCTTGACTGACGTCGAGAATATGGTGAAGGAGTTGCAGAAGTACCGTGGTGCTCGCGAGAATATGTTGGCCGTTGGTCACAACTTGAAGTTGGGTATCGACGCTATCTTCCGCGGTGGAACTGGACTTGGATTTTCAGCAGCCGCTAACGGTGGTGTTATCTTTAACGCATTCAACGGTGTACAAGAGCAGGCTATTAAGCTTTCTTTCGACGCCTTCGAATACGGTGGATTTAAGTTCGCTGTTAAGACCTTGGATATCTTCTCTGACCCTAACTTCTTGGGTTATGCTGGTGGTATCTACAAGGACTTGGGTATGGTTATCCCGATGGATGACACTATCACCTACAACAATATGAACTCCACTACTGGTGTTACTGTTCCTTCCTTGCGTATCAACTACCTGCAAAACGAAGATGGTGGTCGTGACTACCGCGAGTGGGTAACTGGCTACGGTATGGGAGCTGCCAACTCTAACAACGACTTCTTTGAAGTTAATATGTTGGCACAGACTGGCTTGGAAGCCTTCGCACTAAACCGTTTCGGTTTGTTCGTAGGAGCCTAATCAGCACGAGGGAGAGGGGGAGCTTAGGCTCCCCCTTATCTCTTTTTAATTCAATTCAAAAATAAAAGTAAAATGAAAAATCAACGAGAGCGTGAGCATTACACGTTCATCCTTTGCAACGAAGCGGAGAGCAACATCATCCGAGACCAGGCTGGTAACTTCCGTCGCTACCCAATTTCTTTATCTATCCCAGCCGAGACTACGGCTATTGACGACACTGGTGACATCCGCACCATTCGTTACATCCCAGGACAGAAATCTGTTTTCAAAGACGAGCAGAAGATTGATTCTGACCGCAACATCGTTAGACTTATTGCCAAGCCCAGCTTCCAGAATGGAGTACTGATTGTACCCCGTACTCAGAAGAACTTGCTTGAGTTCTTGCGCCTGCACCCAAGTAATGAAGCTAACCAAGATTGGAGACTCCCAGGACAGAGAGCTATGTTCCGTGAACACAACCCAGAAGCATTGGCTAAGAAGCAGAACGAGCAGACTCGTGCTGTAGTTAACGCAATCAAGATGGTATACGAAGCTCCCTTCCGTGAGAAGATTGTACCTCTTGCACGTTACTTGGGCTACGATGTAAACAAAGAGTCTGACTTGATTCTTTATGATATCCAAGCCTTTGCACAGAACAACCCGCAAGACTTCATTGAGTTGATTGACAGTGCTGTTGTTCAACGCCACGAGGAAGTAGTAGAAGCACGTGACCGTGGTATCATCCGAGTATTGGATGACCGCATCACTTGGGCTGATGGTCGTCAGATTACAGCAGTTCCCGCCAACTACGATGCATTGGAGTATATGGCAGAGGTATCCTTTGACCAAGCCCACCGTACAACCTGGATGGAGATTCAACGTAAGATGAACAAGCAGACTGAGCGCAAGCCATCTGACGAAGCATTGGTTGAAGCTACACAGAAATCCTTGGGAGTTGAGTTGGCTGACTTGCCTACTGGCGACTTGGTAGAAGCTGCCCTAGAAGTAGGAGCAATTGAATCAAAAGGTCCTTTCTATCAGTTCTTTAACGAGAAGTACAAGGGTAAGGCTAAGTTGATTGAGGCTATTGACGCATCTGAAGAGTTGCGTAAGTCAATCATCGTAGCAGTGTCCTCTACTCTGTAAGATACTGACACACAGTAAAGCAGAAGCCCCCACATCGGGGGCTTTTGTTTTTACAAAAAGGCCAGAGCTGTTGTGAGGTACCTTTGCTTCATACTTCTAACACACATACTGATATGGCAATCTCAGTAAAATTTATCAAGAACGCTACCTCGGCTCAGATTGCCGTAACTGGTGGCGTTGGTGATACTGGAAAACTACAGATTCAGTTCAATGGGGCTGACATCTACAATAACTTAGCTGGTACTTTTAATGACATTAGCGCTGGTGCTTTGGGTGTTTCCCAACCCATTGCTCTTGCTCTTGATGCTACAGGAAACATTCCGCAGGGCGTATACTACGTAAACTTCGTAGCGTCTGCTGGTGTGAATGCTAATGCTACAGTAAACTTTAACATCAATCCTTTTGTTCCGTGCTTGGAGTCTTCTTATGACTGCTACACGCCGAACTTCTATGTTGAGGATAAGACTGGATATAGCTCTATTGGTACAGTAACTACTGCCTCTCGCTCACTTACACTCACGTATCCAGTTGGTAGTTCCGCATCTCCTGTTTTAGTATCTGTTGCTAATACCACGTCAAAGCTTTACATTGACACTGGCACATTGTGGACTGGTTCTATGCAGAGCACGATGTCTTATGACGTTACGTACTCCATCGCAGCGATTGCCTCTTACGCAGCTTATGCATACCAGCAGATTGGAACAGCTTATGATGTTCAAGTTGTAGAGTGCGACAGCGCACTGTGCGACATCTACTGCTGCATCGAAGGACTGCGCAAGAAGGTTGTTGGAGCTCAATCTAAGAACCGCTCTTACTACGCTGAGCTGTTGTCCACCTACAGTTATGTTGGTGCATTGATGACTCAGTATAGAGAAGCCGCAACCTGTAAGAAGTATGAAGATTTACCGAAGATTTATGAGCAGATTAAACTCGCCGCTGGCTGCGAAGATTGCGACTGTGGTTGCGGTTCTGAAGAAACTGAGCAGGTACTTGGCTTTGCTAATAGTCCTTTCCTTCCTGTTGTTAATAACTACGCTCAAGCAGTTGTTTCTCAAGTGCGCAATGCTTCTGGGGCGACTATCGACGCTGGTTCGGTCGTCTATATTAACGGGGCTACTGGGTCACTTCCGACTATAGCAAAAGCTCAGGCTAACTCTGAGGTAACCTCCAGCAAAACTTTTGGAGTAGTACTTACAAGCATATCTAATAACTCTAACGGATTCGTTGTAGTTCTTGGTCTTGTAAACAACATAGATACATCTGCATTTGCTGATGGTGCTTTGCTTTGGTTATCCGCAACAACAGCTGGAGCCTTAACTGCAACTAAGCCCATCCAGCCACTGAACTCTGTATTCATTGGTGTGGTTACCCGCTCTTCAAACAATGGGTCTATCGAAGTAAATATCCAGAACGGATACGAGCTTGATGAGTTGCACAACGTGTTGCTTACAGCCCCAGCAAACAGCGACATTCTCGCATACGAGACGTCAACTGGATTGTGGAAGAATACTAAGACGTTTACTGGAACGCATACATTTGGTACTGTGTCCGCAACTGTTGTAAGTTCTACAACTGGTCTGTTTACTGATATTCGTGTTGATAGTCCTACGCTTTATGTAGACTCGACTACTGACAGAGT